GCTGTTTTATTGATAGCATTTAATTTATTTTCTTTGATGTAAGATAAGAAATCGTCAATGTTATTAAAAGATTGGCCGACTAATTGTGTCATTTGTGGTAATGCTTTTTCACCAAATCCTTTAATATGTTTAAGACCAATATAAATCGTACCATCATAAGGATTTCCAATTTCGTTGGGTACAAAAGTATACTCGGTATAGAAATTACCTAGTTGTGGTGGAGAAAATTTGAGTTTAAGATTATCTATCTGACTTCTGTTCTTAATTTCTTGAATAACATTTTCTAATTTTCCAGGATTTTCATTAAGAACTTGTGCATACCAATAACCTGGAAATCTTACAGACATGTACATAGTTTGATAAGCTAATACTGAATAGTTATATGCATGAGAACTATTAAAGGAATATGAACTAAACTTAACCAATACTAACCAGAGTTTTTCAAGTTCGTCTCTATCTAATTCTTGTGCAACGCCATTCTCCATAAATTGATCATAGAATTCTTTACGTAACTTGTTGTATAATTTCTTGTTATCTACAATAATCTTTTGTCCTTCTTTTAAGAATTTTCTAAATCTATTGAGCTGAGAAGGATCAAATTTTCCAATTTCTCTACCTATTTTCATTACTTGTTCTTCATACAACGGAACAAGATATGTACTATCAAGAATATAACCTATCTTTTCTAAGATCTTATCAGAAAAGATATTTTCAGTTTCTTGAGAAAATTTATTTTTGATAACAATTTCATGAAGAGAAGACGCTAATGGTCCTGGTCTCCATAGACTGTTTGCCATCGCTAATTCATGAATAGAATCAGCCTTTAGTCTTTTTAATAGATTTGTCATTCCCTCGGAAGAAAACTGAAAAATTCCTTCAGTAAATCCGTTTTGAAAACCTTCAAAAACTTCTGGTATTTCTAAGTCTAAATTTTTGGGATCAATTTTTTTGTAAATTGATTCTGGTGTAACACCAAAATCTTTTGCTATAGAATCTATTGTTTTATGTAGACACCTTAAGTTTCCAAGACCCAACATATCAAACTTAATATGACCAATCTGTTCCAATTCTTTATAAGAAGCAGATTCACAAAATCCAGTTGCATAATGACTCATTTGATTTCCCAAAAGAGGAACATAAGGAACGATATTTTCTTTTTTGTCTATAATAACTACACCACCAGCATGAACGCTGATAGCTGATAAGTTCTCATAAAGTTCATTAAGGACTTGAAGTAAATCAATTCCAGTTTTACGAGATTGATATTCGTTTATTATTTCGTTAAAATACTTATCCTTCAAAAAATCTTCTAATTTTAGAGTAATTACGTTATAATTATTATCGATATATTTAGATATCTTATCAGAAGAATCTAGAGAATCGTTTTTAATTGGGATATCGATATCTAAAGTTTTCCAAACAGCTTTGATAAGAGCTTTTACTGATAATGTATTTCTATTAGAAAGAAGAACTACATCGTGATTTGGAAATGTATCTTGAAAAATTTGATACATTATTCCTCTATCTTCTATGTCAAGATCAGTATCTGGATAATCTTTTCTTGCCGAGTCTAAGTATCTTTCTGTCATGAATCCAAATTTAATTGGATCAATATTTGTAATACCTAAAAGATAGTTTACCAAAAACGATGATGCACTTCCTCTTCCAACTCCAATGTATTGATTATTCTTTTTCAGATTATCTACGATTGTCATAACAGACAAAAAGTATGTAGCAAAATTCTTTTCTTTTACAATTTTTAGTTCGTTTTTAAGTTGATTAACATATGTTTCAATGTTTTCTACATTACCAACTCTTTCTTTCAATCCGATTATGCATCTCTCTTTTACTATTTCATTTGGATCTTTATCAAAGTACATCTTAACAGTATCTAGATCTTGAGTTTTATCTAAATGAAATACTTTTATCGATTCATATATGTCTACAGTATTTTGACACGCTTTTCTAAATTCTTCTTCTGGAATGATATCTTTATAGTAGAGAGACCACTCTTCGTGAAGTTGCTCATTTGTCCTAAAATAGATATTTGTTTGTTCTTCCGAATTATCAGATTCAGATTTTATCTTTTTAAATTGAGAAAGAGTCATTTTCCAATTCATAGCCATTGTAATTTCTCTTAGTTCTCCCATGCCCTTTTTGGTGTAATGTGCATCAGAAGATACAATAGCTTTTTGATCTGGAAATTTTCTCATTAGTTTGATTTGAAGATCGTTCATTTTTCTTTGAGCTTCTATGTCTAACATCTGAAACTCAAAATAAAAATCTTCTTTGAAGATATCTTTGATTTGTTTATATCTAGCTAGAGTAGTATCAATGTCGTTATCAAAATTATATGGCTGGAATACATATGAACCAACACAAGCAGCTGTGCAAATTATGTCACTTTTAATAAATTTTTTAAGAATAGAAGGTGTGTGTAAAATATATGATCTTTGTATTCTAGAAATATAAATGTTTTTTTCTTTAACACAATAATTATTCATTTGAACTAATTGTTTATAGCCGCTTTTATTTTTAGCTAATAGTATTAAATGATATCGTTTAGGAACTTTTTTGTTATCTTTTTTAAATTCTATAAGTTCATCGTCGGTTGTTAAATATATTTCAACACCAACGATTGGTTTTGCGCCGTATTCTTTACATGCGTTCAAATAAGAAACGGTTCCAATCAAAGAACCATGTTCTGTCATCGCAAAACTATTAATTTGATCTGGTGTATTTTTTATGAGTTCTAAATAATCTTCGTATTTCGATATTCCGTCTAATGTTGAATAGTGACTATGTGTATGAAGATTTACATAATTACATTTTAACATCATTACCTCTTTTTTCTTCCAATAAATCATCCGTGATTTAATCAATTCTGTAATTCATTCTCTTTTACGCGTTTACATTTTTCAAATTCTAAATTATATATTCATTTCGTATCATGAACGAATGCACTAATTTTTTCTTTTGTTTTTTGAGACACGTTTTTTCCTTTATTTCAAGAACTTCTATTTTTTCTTGACGCTTTTCACTTATTCTTGGTCTCTTCTGAAAAACAACCAATTTTTCCCTTATTTCATGGAACTCTACCAGATAATGAATTACTTAATTTCTTTTTACAATCATCTGATAATGGATAAAGTTTCTTTCCTTTGTTTCAAGGAATATGACCACTAATATTTTTTTTGTGTTTTTCAGATAATTTTTTTTTGTTTTTTAGATAATCTTATCTTTTCTTTTGTTAATTGTGTACGCGTAAAATTACATCCAGTCGTATTTCATCCCTCAGAAGTTTGTTTAGCTCTATTGTAAAAATAAGGACTTTTTCCAACTTCAAATAAATTATGAAGAAATATTTCGTTTAATAAAGCGTCTTGCGCAGTTTCAAAAACGTTTAATGTAACCTTTTTAAATCGACTTGGATTCTCTAACATAGATCTCTTAAATTCTTTGTCTTTGGAATGACTCATATATTTATAATCGTCTTCTATAGAAGTCTCACAACTTCTTTTCCCAATATATCATCTTTTCAATGAATGAGGTTGAAGATCAATAATGACATAAGTGTAATGAAATAATTTTGGTTTTTTAGACATTTTTGAAGATCTCCTCAATAGATATAAGTGATTAGTAAATCATAAGTAATCTTACTCATTGAGGTTTCAGAAAGGTTAATTACTCCCTGTCCTTATGATCTACTAATATATAGTTAAAATGTGTAAAAATAACAAAAGATTTTATTTGATCGGGAGTGGATTCGATAAGATCACAATAATCAGAATATCTGGGAATTGCATCAAGTATCGACCAATGGGAGTGTGTATGCAAATTGCAGTATTGTATTTGAGAAGACATCAAAACCTCTTAATTTGTTTTCTAATATATATGTGATACATACCTTAGTCCTTTGTTTAAATTTGTGTATATCGAATTTGCGTATATCCAACATTATTTTGTTTCAAAACTTCATGTCCTCTAGAAAGGTCATATTCAGTTTCGAAATAAACATTCTTAATACCAGCTTGAACTATAAGTAGTGCACAAGTTTTACACGGTGAAATTGTCATATACATATCAGAACCTTCTGTAGATATTCCGTTTTTACAACAAGCCATTAGTGCATTTTGTTCTGCATGTAATTCATTTTCTAATGACCATTTATGATGTTCTTCTCTACTGAAAAGAGATTCAAAACCCTTTTCTTTTAAGCGTTCAATTAATTTTTCTCTATTACATTTTAAACCATAAAAATCTTCTGAATAAGAAAAAAGACCCTTATTATGTCTAATAATTTGATCTTCTGTTATTCCCAACCGAATACGCATATTTACTGAATTTTCAAGATCTTTTTCCATTTGATCGAGATATTCTTCTGTCAACCAAATTCTATCACAATGTTTTTGTCCAGAAGGAACACCATTATAACCAGTACTTATAATTCTACCGTTTTTAACTATTACACATCCAGTTTTTTTAGAACAACATGTGGAATTATCAGCAAATAGTTTTGCTATCTTAAGATAAGTTTCGTGTTCGTTTTTCATATTAGTTTATTACCGAAGATTTAAGTGTTGATTGTGATGTAATAAAAATGTTATAGTAATCACTAAAATTTCTATAACATGTTTCAGTTATTTCATTTAACTGAGATTCTGAAGGGTATTCCTTATTATTTTCTAAATATCTTATACATTCATTCAAGATGAAAACACTGGCTATTGGTGGTATAGCATATCTTTCTAAGACTTCGTCTAACGGTATAGAATCTTGTAATTTAGCTACATTTTCATCATGCTTTGACATATGTTCCATAAACATTATAGAAAATCTATAAATGATTTCAGAAAACAAAACACAATCTTTCATATTATTCTCCAGTTAAAGAACGAACTCTTTTAATTTTCTTTTTATCTAAGTAAAATCTTCTATAAAACAACTCCGTAGTTACTAACTCTATACTATCAAAAACATTCTTGTATGCAACTAAAGTTGTTTCGGGTGTCTTAAATACATACACCTCCTCTTCCGAAATATTATCTTTTTGTTTTTGAAGATCATTAACGAATGAATTATAGTCTATAAGAAGAGACATCTTATCACTAAATTTCTTTTCTTCGTGATATCCGGATAAACTTTCAATAACTAGTGTACATTGATTATCATGATTCTTTTGCATACGAATAATTCCTTTCTTTCGTATTATTTGTTTGTCATAGTATATAATAACAACTTTCTCTCTAAAATGAAATACCTTATGACAAATAATTACAAATTTATTTTATTGTATACCAAATTCTTCCTTAAGATCTTTGATAACATTTTCTTTCTTTCTGGAGGACATGTTGACTCTTCCTGACTCATTTTTCTTTACTCCGCTAAGAATATCTTTAGTTTCATCATAATCTGATTCATTTACAATTAATTTAGATATAGAAGAATCTAAAGTAATAGGAAAAATGTATCCATCTTTACTTATTCTACTCTTAGCCAGAAACAGCTTACCAGCATTATCTAATCTTTGACTCATTCTTCTAACTAAACCAAAAATTAAGTCAGCTACACCAGCTTTACCAAAAGAGTCAGCTAAATCTTCAATACCAATCCAATCTTTATCTATAGCATCTTTTCTTGCCTGTGAAGCTGTTCAAATTGGCTTCTCCATTTCTCCAGCCCAACCACGAAGATCTTCATAAATTCCTTTTTGTTCTAGACGATGAGCATCTTTATAAAATCTTCCTGGTTTAATAATATCTGCATAATCTATCAAAATAATATCTGGATTGAAGTATGTTGCTTTTACTTGATTAGTGTATGCTTTAAGCTGTTGAACTGTGACACTGCCGGTTGGAAAATACTTAACAAATATTTCTCCATAACCTTCTTCTTTGAATTTTTGTAGTTTCTTTTTAACGATTTCTTTGTGAAAACGAATTTTATCAAATTCAATTCCAGTTAAATTAGCATCGATACGCGTTTCAACAACGTTAGAATATAATTCTAGAGAAATGTACAGTACGTTTTTACCTATTTTTGCTGCATTGCAACCAAGATCTACCAAAAAATGAGACTTTCCGGCACCAGCGACTGCACATACAACTCCCAATTCTCCAGCACCAAGACCACCCTTTGTAATAGAATCAACTACATCCCAACCAGTTGGGATCAAATTATATCTCGTATATGCAGCTCTTACATCGAAGTTTTCCCAATAATTATGACCATGTACGTCAACGTTTATCTTTCTCATGAGAGACATGAGTCTTTCTTCAATTTTTTCGTATTCTTCGTTTTGAAGAAGATCTACAGAATCAATAAGAGTTTCTTTGATTTCATTTCTTTTGCAAAATCTTATTGCTTCATCTAGAAAAAATTCAGAATTACCTTCTTCCATCTGAATTTCATTGATAAGACGAATCATAGATTCTTTCTTATCATTATCAGATATTTTTTGAGCATAAATTTTTAGTATGTTGTATGGAGGAAGATCAGAATATTTTTCATAATGTTTAGTTATGACTTTGTATAAATCGCGATACTTCTTTTCTGAAAAATATTCGGGTCTAAGAACTCCATGTAAAGAAAAGAAGAAGATCTTATCTTCTATAAGAAATTTGAATAATTTATTTTGAAATACAGATCCATAATCAGATAGTGTTGTTATAGACATTTTTCTCCCTATAAACTTTTTCTATTATTAAAAACAAATTCAGACAATACTAACAATTTTCTTTGTATGTTTTCTCTCGTAATATCCCTAAAGATACCAGATTCAGCATAAATTTTCATCAACTCTTTTTCATGATACTTTGCTGAATTATTAAATATATAGTCCAGTCTTTTTCTTGTCTCTAAACTAGAACGAGCATTTAGTGGATTTTGAAGTTGTATAATTTGTCAATATTTTTCAATATCTTCATGAACGTAATTTTTTTGTTCTTTCATTAATTCTTTTACTTGTTCGGAAGTTCAAACGTCTTCTGAATTTAATATAGAATGAAGTCTCTTTTGAATTGTTTTTAAACCACAATTCGGACAACCTGGTATACTATCTGAACTATCACCTTTTATAGCTTTTATTCACGAAACATTTAGAGGATTTCTAATTCCATATTCTTCTTGAATATCTTTCATAGTTATGAATTTTTTAGTTACTGGATTGAATATGATTGTATTTCCGTTGAGTAATTGGTAGAAGTCATGATCTGTTGATACTATAATAACGTTGGCAGAATGATCTTCATTTAATCTACTTACTAAAGAAGAAATGATATCATCTGCTTCCATATAGTTTTCTTTTATTTGATAGATTGGAAGAGTTGGAACTAAATGTTGTTGAACAAACGGCGCTAATGGCGCTCTTTTTATGTTATGATCAACCTTTTTTTCTTTTTTCTTTTGATCATCTCTTGCACTTTTATATCCCTCAAATATTTTTTTTCTATTTTTTCTTGATTCTAAACCTTCTCAAGCTAGTAAAACTTTATTTGGTTCTAGTCTTTCTATGATTCATATTAAATGATTTAGAATAAGTGAGAGGGGTTGTCATTTAGACTTCCCCTCACTTTCAGTGACAGCTTCGTATCTTCTACACATGTTTTGACCGTCTATAATGACGATTCTATTCTTCGCTTTCATCATTTGTTCCATTTTCTTCAGATTCAGATTCATTAGAATAATCAATCATAGTCGTTCCCTCTGCATCTCAACTAGCTGCTGGTTTCATGAATTCTTCTTTAAGTTTTAGTTGGCACCAATTTTTAAGATCTTTGTTTGTTTTATAAAGATTCGTTCAATCTTTTTGTGCAAACTTTAGAATTCACTTATCATCTTCTAAAACAGCTCCTTCAAGACCTTCTCAATTTTCTATTCATTTCTTAGCTTTTGTTTTTCCATTAAAAACTTTCATTTCGTCTAGTTTATCATATATCGATATTTCATTGAGTAATCCCTGTTCGAAATGAAGTGGAATCTTTACTTCTCTATATGGTCTAGTGAATCTAGATTTTTCTGTTTTTACTCTAATGACTTGCCCCAAAATATTACCAGAAGAATCTCCCTTAATCTTCGAAGATTTGTAGAGTCTTAAAACAGTAGATGCAGTAAAAAACTGAGCTATTCCAGTTGGTACTGTCATTTTGTCGCCAAAGAAAGAAGTATCTCCAATATCAGTTCTTAATTGATTAGTTAAACAAAGACAAACATTAGTTTGAGGAATAAGACCCTTTCATTTTCTCATGATCTTAGACATCATTCTTGCTTTAGTTGGATAAGCTCTTGTTTGTAGACCTTCTTCATCCATCTCATCTCCGGTACTTAGAGTGGTTACAGAATCAATTCCAATAATACCGAATCGATTAGGATTCTTGCTCTTAATCAAAGAATTAAAAAATTTGTCTACAATAGAAAATGTTGTTTCTACTGTTTCACATGATTCTGGTGGGATGAAGATTACTTTTGAAGTATCTACGCCTATCATTTTTGGAAATGATAAGTTAGTTGCACCCTCAGTATCTAGATACATAGCAACTCCACCCTTATCTATAACATCTTTAATGATATGTCATAAAAGTAGAGACTTACCACTTCCAGATTCTCCATTGATCATAAGAATTCTACCAGAAGGAATTCCTCCCTTTTGATCTCCTTCTCCAAATTCTCCTCTACAAATTAAATCTATAAGATCTGAACCTGTAGAAAATCATTGTTTAACTTCAAGAGGATCTTCAGTATCAAGGTTATATGCAACTAATTTTCCCATTGCATCATTGATATCTTTTTGGATGCTTTGAATGAAACTATCTCCCCCATTATCGAGGGAGATAGTCTTTTTTGTTTTTGCCATTTTTTTTACTCGTCTTCGTTATCTTCGTCAAACATATCATTTAACTTCTTAGTTAAATCATCTTCATCTTCAGATTCTTCGTTTTCTACTACAGATTCTCTTTTAAGTTTCTCTACTTTTGTTTTATTAGAGCTTTCTTCAGATGGTTCATCAATCTTATTTAGATACTTAGAAAAGATTTCCATTACTTCTTTTACAGAACGATGAACGAAAAGAGTTTCTATTTGTGGTACACTATCAAGAATAGCGTCAATTTCCTTTTTTGAAGAAGCAATTGGTTTAGCTACTTTTATTGTAGATGGAACAACCGTAATAGTTGTCTTACCAAAACTTTCTCCTTCTGCCGGTTCATCAAACTTGATAGTGAAGTCTGGAGCGTTCTTTGGATCAGTTAAATCCATTTCATGCTCGTCATAAAGATCAAGAATTTGTTTGTAAAGTTGTTTGCCGAAGCCCCAAATTCTTACTTCATTCACTTCTTTGCCGTTTTCAGTTCGAACAAAAGCTGGAGTATAGTATCTGTCTTTAGCAAAGAGCTTCTTAGCTAAGTTTCTAGCGTCCGGATCATCTTTACCATCTTGCCAGAATTTAGACGCAGCTTTGCAAATTGGACAAGTTCCTTCTTCATCGTTCTCTAAGCAATAAACTGATGGACTTAGAGAATAATGAAATCTTAATTTTCTGAAAGGAAAATCTTCATTGTACTTGTACGACAAGAAATGAATAACTGATTTACCCGTAGGTGGCTTTCACTTGCTGTCTTGATTTGTTGTTGAGGAAGATACTTTTTCAAGTTCTTTCTTGAGGAAGGATAGGTCTACCATAATGTTTTTCTCCTGATTTAAGGTTATGGTGTTGTTAAAGTGAAATAGTTTTAACGTTTACTATTTCGTCTGTTGATATCTAACGTAAAATGATCTAAAATGTTATGTCCCAAAAAGATTTAATGTTTTCTATCATAATGTTAAGTTTTATCTTAAGTCTTGGATGATTTGTATTTACGATATTTCCAATTTCTGGAAGATCGTTAGAAGTAATTGAAAACCACCCGACCTTATCAATATATACATCAACACTTCCTTTTTCTGAAATTTGTTTTTTAACTTCTTCATGAGATATATTTATCGTACGAATAAAATATCCCATTTCACCATAAATATGAACATATTCTCATGAATGTGGTAAAACATATTCCATTTTAACAATAACATCTTGGTGTTCGCCATATTTATCCATATTTCCAGCATCGTCTACTGTAAAAGTAAGTCCATCTGGATATTTATCTGTTTCTCTAAATATCATATCTATGTCTTCTTGCATAACACCAGAACCAACACAAAACTTACAATCTTTTTCTTTTCCTTTACAAGAACAAACATTTTTTCTTGTATAAGTTATTTTTACTGGAAGACAAGAAAGAACATTTTCTGGAAATAGTTCTACTTTTATTGGTAGATGAGTTTGTTCTATACTGAAATCATTCATAAAAATTGAATCGTATATTCGTCTTTTCTTTACGTCAGACAAACAATCATAAGCTTCTTTAATTTCTCTGAAAATAACATCTTCTCCATATCATCTATCTGGATGATATTTTTTTGCTAGTTTTCTGAATGCTGGTTTGATTTCTTCTTGATAAACGCCGGGATTAATTCCCAAAATTTCATAATAATCTTTCATATTTCTCTCTTTAAGTTACAATCAAATTAGAAGTAAAAGGTGGTGCGGGCATTATTCCACTTGGACCTGGAATTGATCAGTATCCAATAGATTTTTGAGTCATTATTCAACTAATATATCTATTCTTTAATTCTCTTATTTTGATTTCGTCATTTACTAAATTTATTCTACTATCAAATTTAGATGTTAACGGCAAAACAACACAAGAATATCCAGGAATTAGAAATCCTGGTGGAGGAGTAGCGGGTGTAAACATTGCTCCAATCAAAAAACTAGAAAAATATAAATCTCATGCTTTTTTTACTGCAGATTCATTGTTTTGAATCGGCATTTTCATAATATTTTTAAGATTATTGAAATTTTGATTGATAATTCCTTGATTAACTATTAATACGTTCTTAGAAATATCAGAAACATGAGATAGAATTCAAGATAACAAATTAGAATGAAGTAAATCCATGTTTGCTGGAAATTTGTTTGTTTGTACATCGAATATTCAATACATCTTATTTAATATCTTTTGATATTTCAGAGTTTGGACTTAGATAGTTGAAATAATCTTCTAAAGATTTCTTTCTTCAGAAATCATTTCCAGTTGCTATAGATCGTTTTGTCATCTTAACAAGATTCAAAAAATAGAAAATATGTGTTTTTTCTTCAACAGTTTCATCCACAAATCTTTTGATTCATTCTCTTGATTTATTTTTGAATTGTATAAAATCTTGTCTATCATCTAATCAATAATCAACAATTTCTTGAAGTTCAGTTATTTGTCCAGTATTCATCTTAAATTGATTTGGATAAACTATTATACCACCAGAACCTCTATTTACGCTACTAATAAGACTTCCTGTTGTGGGAGATGGAGCTTCATACTCAAAATAATCAAC